CTGCTTATGCCCCTAAACCTCAGAAACCAGCAACGGACCTTAACTCGTTCGTTGCCGGAATCCCGGTTACAGGGTATGAGTACAATCGTGACGGCAATCTTCTATACAAGTATACCGAAGATGGTACCGCAACACAACTTGGTTGTCATCGCGAATACCATTCAGGTTATCCTGGGAAGAAGATTGGTCCTTCAACACTTTTCCGTTACCCCGCCGATTACTGGATTCAATCCGGTGTCTGGAGTGCGGATTATGGCGAAGAAGTCTTCGTCTTTGACGATGGCAACTTTGCCCGAAGATATACCGGTGGTTCTTCTAGAAATAGAATTACCGTTGGCAATACTTCGAAGTACTGGACTGGTTTATCGATGAACGCCATTCCGACGAACATCTATAACCGTCTCAGTACTGAAGTTATGTTGAAGGTTGGCAGTAAGAAGGCCAGTATAGGCCAGGCGATTGCTGAATCCAAAGAGGCGATACATTTGCTGTTTCACAGCGCTATCACTCTTTTCACCGCTTTTAAAGCTGCTAAAAAAGGCAACTTTAGAAAGGTTATGAAAACCCTTGGTGTTTCATTCCGTTCTTTACGGTCTAAGAGCATCGCGGGTAAGTGGCTAGAGTTACAGTTCGGTTGGTTACCGCTCATGCAAGATATACATGATACGGCTCAACTGATCCAGAAGGGCTTTCGAGAGAAAACCCATCTGGCATCTAATATACGAGTGTTGAAAGACACTCAGGGTGATTCCCCGTATATTGATGGTAACTACGAGTTTCATACAGAAGGCTCAGCTCGTTATACGATGAAAGTCTTCTATGAAATCGATCCCTCTGTTCTTCGTCAACTTGGCGAAGCCGGCTTAATTAACCCGGTAGAGATCGCTTGGGAACTTGTTCCCTTCTCGTTTGTTGTCGATTGGTTCTTACCTGTTGGTAATTTCCTCGACGCTTTAGCCGCTCCTCTTGGAGTCCAGTTCATCGCGGGTTACTACAGTATTTATACTGAAGCAACTTTCCGGGAACTTTCACCGACTAACGCTCCTGCGTATTCTCATCTTCTTTCGAATACGAGATGGCAGAAGTGCGAGTTGATGGGGTTCAGAAGGTACACTCTCGCGGGTTTCCCGCGAGCTGCACTTTACTGGAAAGACCCGTTTTCCGCAAACCATCTGGCCGATACACTTGCATTGGTCAGACAACGCACAAGGTGAGGCATATGCCCCAGCTTCAACAGACGGTCCTACTGGATCGTCGTTCTACCCCGGTGAGTCATACCTTCAACCCCCGTGACATCACGGGTGGAATCGGTACAGTCATCGAGTCCGCCGGTGTTCCTATTGCGAATAACCGCCTGTCCGTTGGTCTTTCGCAGGTCGCCGCAAGCGGCCGGTATAAGGCTACCGTTAAACTGGCTATGCCGGTTGTTCAGACTCAGACGATCAATGGGGTTGATACCCCTGTTGTTGTGCGGACGGCTTACGCCGATCTGCAGTTTACGTATGAGTCGGCTTCCAGCACCCAGGAACGGGATGATATCGTTGCACTTCTTCGTGCAGCGCTGGACCCTACAAAGGCCCTGATTAACGACGTAGTCGTTAATCTGCAAGGCGTCTACTAACTCATTCGGGATTAACAATCCCTAGGGAGAAAGTAATGCGTCATGCATTAATCATCACCTTCGCAGTTCCAATGGCCAAGCTTCTCCTTACGGGGATTCTTGAACTATTGGACCGCGTTCCGGACACATTCACTACGGGAGTACCCAGTGATGAAGGAAAGAAACAAGCCGAGAACGGCTGATGTTTCC